CATTGAGTTACCTGATTTCATTGCATTGAAAGTTGCCATGACGATTTGCCTTGCCCTTTCTTTCTTGTCATTAACCAAACAGTCAATGACAACCTCCTCTGCTGAGTTATCCGTTTCATGGTTTATACTCAAATTCTCCAACTTATCCGCTATTTTTCTAATGTTCTGTTTGCTTTGGAGTGAGTTCATTCCCATTTTCTTCTGTAGATTTTGCAGGTAATGTCTGACGCTCGCCCACACATCTTCCGCGTTCATTTGCCTGGATCGTTTGAATCCTGGTTTCATGAATTTACACAGACCCTCATAGTAGTAATCAGCTGCGATGGCGGGTAATTTGTTTGGGGTGCCCATATACCTTGTTATTATGGTGTCAACGAGCTGTTTGTTGTCTTTACCCAAATACAATCTGTTGTAGCTGTTCTCAGACAATTTACCTCCTTTTATTTCCGTATCATGATTACCTAGAGTTTGCGTGGGTATTGTTATTCGGCAGTTGGATTTTATCTCTTTTATAAGATTATCCCTATAGCCTATAATATTTGTTCCTCTTATGTCGTTTTGCGTCTTGTACACTTTATCTAAGATGGTTTGGACTGTGTCTATACTGACTGTTGATGTTGTAATCTGCCTAACCACCTCTTTCTGCGATGTCAATTCTGTTTCCATGACCACTACGTTATCACCGTGTGGTGTTATGTCAAAGGCTGTAATGGCGTCTTCTATTTTACTGTTCTCCACGTTGTATGTCTTGACTAATCCATCAGCTGTCTGTTTGGTGCTCACTAGGAACTTGTCCATTTCTTCACCTTTACCTAAAACACTGGTCTCACCGTGTTCTTTAACAGTTTCCAACACATACTGCACAGCGAAATCTGCAGGGTCGACCTCCACATCTGGTCTGCTAATTTTGTTGTTGACGTCGGTTATTTCTTCCGACGGTTTATGCTTAGTACCAGGTTTTGGTAAGATCGTGTTTTGGGCAACCAAAGATTGGGGTGTAATATCAGTGTCCAAATTTTCATTGTGTGATACCTTGGTTATCTTGGCTTTAACTTTAAGTGCAGGGGCATCGTAAGTAACTCCATTGTGATGTAGTGGGTCCGGTACTTTTAAACTTCTCAAATAATTCTCAAATTGCTGCTCTGAACCATATATATATGTTTTATTAGCCGATCTGGTTAAACCTACGTAAGCATAGCACTCCTTGTTTTTAATGATGTCATTGAAATCTGTGATATCAATCACAACTTTTTGGTAGGTGCATCCCATGGCTTCGTGGACTGTTCGAATGTTGGCTTTACTAAAATCTTTAATATGCTTCTCTTTATTCTTTTGAGTGTGGGTTAGCAAAAAGGTGTCTTTATCCATGACGATTTTGTCAATGACAGTCACTGCATCAGTTATTGATTTACTAGACCATATACCAGGGATGTAATCCTCCAACAATGCACAAACTGCTTTTGGGCATCTAAATGATCTCAGATAATATCCGCTAAGATCCACCTTACACTCAGGCATAAGTTTATCCAAGTCAATCGGTGGTATTTGTTTCGGATCGCCCAAACCTATAATTTTGGCTTTTGTAAAGATGTTGGCATAGAGAGTTACCATATACGGGTTCATAGAAAACACTTCGTCAACGAACACATATTTAAATCCAGTGTATTCCAAATTAATTGCTTTTATGAACGTTATTGATGTGTTGTTGTATTTTCTGTGTTGATCTGCGACACTTCTGAATGGTGCTATTATCAAAGCACATTTACAACATGTTTTATCCAATATTCCCGTGCTTTACGTGAACCAGCTACTCCAGCAATGACTTCGAATTTATCGACGGTTTTAATGTGTTTGGGTGGGCATTGGTCTTTTAGGAGGTGGTCTTTATAAAGATTTTCTATGAAAGATCTATACTCCAACTCGTTAGTCTTAACTTGTATTATTCCGTTAGTCTTTATCTCCTCTTTACAAGTGCAGTTGAGTTTGTCCTGTGCCATTCTATTTGACTCGTCCACATCTTGCATTATAGCATCAACATCTGCGACTTGCGGTCCAAAATGTTTAGGTTTCTGTTGATAAGTTATGAATAACTCAGAAGACATGGACTCTGTGCCAACGTTGTGCCACAATTTGAACATGAGCTGGGGGTGTTCTATATGTTTTCTGAAGTCGATGTTAATGTCGGAATCTTTATCCACATATGTGAGGAATTTAGTTGTGTATTTGGCACATCTGCCTGCTGCCACATATTTCAGTAAAAACAAATGTGTATTAAGTGCATGCTGTATGGGGCAATCAAATAGCACATGCTCTGCTTTACTTTTGAGAAGTAATTTACCTAGCGTTATTAGGTCATGCCAATCTTGCCTGGGTAGATTTTGATCCAGTGAAAAGGCATTCTCCCCAGTGTAATTCAATGGAGTATATCTTTTACCTTGTTTTATATATTCTTTGGCAAATGTACCTGGTGCGGCTGATACTTCGACAACACTATCATCTCTGGTGAATTTGACCATATCTTTTGCTTTAATGTTCTGTTTATTTTCCACTTTATGAGGTATCAGCTGATCATAATTGCTGGGGTCATATTTACCTCTTTCTTGTACTTTGTCAAAATTACCGTAATCGTCCCAACCTCCATGTTTGCATTCCTGCGTTTTATCGTACAGGTCTTTTTCCATGTCGTTATAAAAACAAATCACCTTTTTACAGGTCATTTTGCTGATGTGATGTTTTAAACAGCAAAGATCACCTTTGAAGATTTTTGTGCCTATCAATGGTAGATATACACATAAGTCATTCTTTTTGCAAAATAGGTCGATCGAAGTGCATATCTCTTGAAAGGCCTTGTTTGTTTTTAGACGGTTTTTCTCTTTTCTGTTGTCATAGGCGACAGCAATACACAAATACGTACCTTTATAATTGGTGTATTGCACTGTTTTACATGGCTTGACGATGTTCTTATCATAATTTGGGAACAATGCTCTGAACGCCGCTGCCTGCCCGGCGCCGTCCGTAAGGTCTGAATTGGCACAGTTGACATAAAGGTAATTTGGGTCAATCTGCAGCGTTTTATAATCTCCTACAAAACATGGTGATAGTGAGCAACCGCATTTTACTACTGTGTAGTGTCCTCCTTTAAGCAAAAATTTCCCTGTAATTTTCATACCGAAATCAAAGAAATAATCGTAGGTATGTGTATGTATTATGCAATTGATTCCGTTCTCTTTACAGACTGCTGCAAGTTGGTCAGTGTCCAAGAACCAATCATCCGTATCTCGAACTAACGTTGATATTTTGACCTTGTCAACTTCAATGCCTAAGATGTGAGCAACGCAGAATAATCCGCATTTACCTTGTGTACCTTTAGGGTTGAATATGATTTTAAGATGTCCTAAATCATCGATAGAAGTGACTACCAATTTACGATAATTAGCCATTGCAACACTATTAGGTGTTTTGTAAGGTTGTGTGTCTTCGATGGTGGTGTTTATGCTGACGTTGTTGTTAACCATACGTTTGCGTGGTGTTAGGGCTTGTTTGACCATATCTAGGAAGTTCTTAGTGTTACCCAGTGGTTTGAATTCGGGTTTTTCTGAGGTTATTGTTGAATCCGAATTTTCATCATCATCGGTTGTGACCCAACCTTCCGACGATGAACTGGAAGAAAGGGAAATATTTGGACGGATGATACTAGGTTGATTTGTCTCTTGTTTGATTGGCGGGAGTTGTGCTTTGATAGAGTCGGCAATTGATGGTCTTGGGGTGGATGTCGACATAGCGTCACCGTCCAGCGTTTCGCTGAAGCTTATCAATTGTGACATAGATTCCTCCAAGTTTACATGGTAGCTGCTGCTTGATAATATACTGAATGTGTTTTCCTCTTCAAATGGCTTCTCCTCCGGGTCATCATCTTCTGCCCACGTTGGTTCTTTCAAATCTGGTAATTTGCTTCTATTGTCAACTTTATAATGGTATTTGAGTTTTATAGTTTGGTTATAAACTCTATCTTTCCATGTTCTCACTGTAAGATTCATTATCTTAGTCGGGTCTTCTTTCACCCTCTTAAAGAAGTCCTCTGTGGTCATTTTCTTATCGAAAGTTTTGATACAAGATATTTCTATGTCTATGATAGTTTTATTAAACCAATGTTTGATGCTTTCCCAAATACTTTCTGTGTTCGACAATGAGCTTATTATCTGCCCTGCTTTGTAAGTTCTGTTCATTCTTTTAACTACGCAAATGATAAAAAGGGAGACTGTGAAGGACAAATATTGTTCCACTTCCATGTCCAATTGTTTATATATCATTTGTTGATCACCATTAGCTGCGTAGTAAAGTGCTGATGTTTTACTGTCCAAGTGAGATGCAAAGTTGGCAAAGTTAAAACTGCCATCTGATTGTCTGTTGGCGTACAACAGTGCATCTTTCACTATTCTCTCTTCAACGACGTATGAGTTTATGAACATGTCTATGGCTTTGTTACCTATAAAATAATACAACAGTACATCGGGTACTTCTACCAATCTTGCTTTGTTTTGAACATAGGGTGTTATCCTCCTCTGGTAACTGCCTGCTGGGCTGTCTGTAAACGTAAATCTTATGCAACAAAACGTATGAAGGTTGCAAATGATCTCCGCAAAGACAGCTCCAGTAGGGCAAGTTAGCAAAGTGGTTGTTAAGTAGTTTCGCCAGTTGTCGTAATCATGAACATAACTAGTGGCTCCATCCGAGAATGAGAATGTCGCCCACCGTCTGTTTTCTTCCTTGTAAACGTCTGTTTTATAAAATTGCTCGTCTTGGTGCAATCTTTCATCGATCAATACATTAGGTAAAAACATCCAACAGTCCAATATTTGCATATTGTGGTTAGACATAATTAAAGGTATCGTTTGTATCGGGATGTCATAGACGTTTATCATGTAGCCATAAGGTGCCTTATAATGACATTTTTCAGCCCCCCTATCACACTTAGGGATGCCGTAGGTCATTAGAGCTTTACTAAAAGGTTTTTCTGGATTTAGTACCGCTGCATTAAGGTACCTGGCATTGGTGCGTGCGTCATCTATTTTAGTACAAAGGTGATGCTCGTTAGGTGTCCGAAGGGGTGTTCCACCAATGTCAATAGCACGCTTAAAATTGGATGCATAGTCAATGACTTTCTTGTAAGCGAAAGCTTGCAATAAAGCCGGGATGGGGTGGTTATGGAGCTGCGGATGTGTTGTAAAATTGACCGGCATAGGTTTGAAAATATCACAAACCAGAGCAAACTGTTTGTCATCCAAATAAAATGGTGACAAATATGCTTGGTTCAAATGGTTTCTCAAATTGTTAACCAAAGACCGGTTGATTTCCGCTTCGTAAGCTTCCACTTCACGATGTTTTCCATATGGATTGACTGCATACATTTTTAAAATTGAATAATTTCAAAATTGAATAATTG